TCATCCATAAAAGCAAACTCATCACATACCAGGTAATCGAATGTAAAGCCTCGAATGTTATCGTATCGCTCAGCACTAAAGAATTGAATGCTTGATCCTGTAATATATTCTATAATTAACTCGGATTGATTAACCTTCCTATATATTTCCATCCTTTTAGCAAATGCCTTAAAGGTTTCCTCAAATACTTTCTTTGATTGTTTATATACAGGACTTACCCATGCTATCTTAGAACCTTTATTGTTTAATGCCCAAAATAACATTTGATTCAATGCCAATAATGTTTTACCAAACTGCCTTCCTATATTAATCACATAGTATTTTTCAGTTCCGTTGTTTATTGCATTATGTATTTTCCTCTGATTCGGATGTGGGTTGTATAGGATTGCTTTCGCCAAAGTCTGCTTTAAATTTCATGTTACCAGTTACCTTAATATCTTGCTGTTCTATGTAACCTCTTTTCTTTGCTTTACATTTTAAGTAAAACATTGTTGATAGTGGATTACCTTTTTTTATTTGTTGATGCAATGCTGATTCAGCAAAGTCCAAAGCAACGTTATCTATTTCTTTACATTTACGTTTATACTCTTTATCTTTTTTTAACCAGTCATAATGTGTATCACGATTAATGCCAACCTCTTTACAAGCACTTGAAACGATGTTTAAATGCTTTTCTAAGGCAATTAACATGCGTTCCTTTAATATGTCGGAATTTGACGCCATTTTCTCTTATAAAGTACCAATAAATCTATCTAAATACCACTTTGCTTTTAATAAGTCTTCTTTTAACTTTGTTTTGTCTTTTTTACCTGCTCTGCTTATATACTTTACTACATTGCCTAAATGAAAGTTTAAATCCCATGCTTCAATTACTTTTATTGCTTCGTAGGTGTTTTGTTTACCTCCGTAATGTTCAGGATTGTTTACTGATTCCATCTTTTATTGTTGCTAATAAGTATTCAAGTAACTGCCTCCTACATTCACTACATCCTAAATTAAAAGGTTTATTTCCTAACTTAATTGCTATTTCGTTAAGTTCACTCCAATTGAAAGTTGGAGAGTAGTTTTTTCCCATTGACTCCCAATTTAACAAAGATTGCTTTATTTCTTCTGTCATAGATACCTATCGTTTAATCGTTCAAATAGTGATGCTATTAATGCAAAGGTAAAAGGAATAGTTAATAAATCAAAATAGTTAGTAAAGTTAACTATCTGATAAATTAAGAAAGTCCAATATGTTAAGCATAGTGGACATGTAAAAGGTTTACGGTGTAGCCATAAAGGTTTGGGAATGAATTTTGCAATTATGTATGTAGTTGCTAGTAGTTGTAACATTAATTTATTCCTTGTGCTTTAAATACTATTGATTCGTTTAATGGTTCATCTTCAGGTGCACCATACATTAGTATGCTCTGCCCTGAGTGATATTTCATTTTAAGTTGATTTGCTATAATGCTTCCACAAGTCATGTCATGTCTATGACCTTTGCATCTTTCATCTTCACTTTCTGTTTTATCGTTATTATTCCATTTGCCAATAAATATTCCATCTTTAGATGCTTGATGCCATTTGTTAAAAAATTCAATTGCTATTTGATTTTCAAAGTTTAAACCTAATAAACCTGCATTACCATACATTAACATATTTATTGCTTCGTCTCTATTTATGTTAAAATAATTTAAACATTTGTCATTTGCCCATGTTCCAACATAGTGACCTGCTTCTTGCATTAAATATCCATCTTTATCTATTAGTTCAAATATGTGGTCTATATTCTTTATTAAGTAAACTGATGAATCAATCCATAATATTTTTTTGTAACCTAAATTTTTAACTCTGTCAAATATAAATGTTTTAAAAGCATATGGGTTTTGAGAATGAAGTGGACATGGAACTTGTGATTCATCTGTAAAAATAAATAGTTCTCCTTTAAAATTATGTTCGGTTACACTTTCTCTTAATCTTTGCGCTCCTTTAGAATAACTGCTATTTGCAAAGCATATTATTGCGCATTCAGTAAAGTTTATCATAGTTTATATATCTATAATGGTAAACAGGTTCGTCTATTTTAACTTCTGTTTTAATTAAATTAAACTTTTTTAGTTCCATGCAATAAGCATAATCTTCAAAGTTACTTTTATCTTCAAATTTTATACTCTTTGCTATTTCTTTTTTTATTGGTGTAATGTGATTGGTTGAACGGTAATATATTTCCTGACCACTTGAGTAATCAGTAAAATAATCATTATCTTTTGAAATATACCATGTTCTTCTGTCTCTTCCATTGGTAGTCATTATTCCATTAATTGCAAGTGCATCAGGTTTTTGTTCTAATGCTGTAAGAATATTTTTAATAGCATTCGGCATAATCATATCATCATCATCAATAAACCAAACGTATTCTCCTTGAGCCTTATCTATTAATTCATTTCTCTTTTGTCCTGTTGTTTTACTTCCAACCGGTGCATCATCTATAACTAACTCAACTAATCCAAAAGCATTACACAACTCTAATTGATTCATTATCTCAGTATGTAGTTCTAGAAATAAATTAGCACGTTGAGGTACTGTTGGAATAAGGATTGAAAGTATCATGATGAGTAAAATTCTAAACCTCTAAAGTTTGTTAAAGTCATAAATTTATCTTTAGTTTTGCGTAGTACACAATAAATATTCCAACCATCTGTTGTGTTATTCATTGCAGGATGTTCGCCTATTTCAAGTATTTCATAACCATTTGCTTCTGCTAATTGTCTGTAAAAGTTTTCAGTTACATAGTTAAAACCATGACCCGGCCAGTTACCTGTTTTAGGGTTTTCACTTATAATTAATCCACCTATTTTACAAGAATTATGTTTGTTTAACCAACAATTGTAAAATGCTTTTGTATCATGTTTGCCATCAATTCCAACATGTTCGGATGTTCCAAAGTCAGTAACTATGTCGTACTTATCTAATGTTTGTTTAATAGATAAATCTAATTCAATAGCATTATTTTCTTTGTTTAAATCAATGCAGGTATATTCTAATCCTTTTGCTTTATAATATTTATCTGCATACGGTGCGCCTGGATATGATTCTACATAAAGATTCTGCGCTCCTAATTCTAAAACTGTTTTTTGTTCATTTATATACTTATTTAAAATAAGTAAACTAAAATCTGTTATTCCCATTATACTGCTGCTATTAAATTTTCGTTATTTACTAAAAGTGTTTTCATATTATATTTTTTCAATTCTCTCATTATATCATTGTATTGATGTCCATTATGTTCTATACATAAACAACTGCATCCTAATTCAATTAAGTCCATTTGTTTAAGAATTGATAGATCGTAACCTTCTGCATCTATATTTATAAAGTCATATATTTGCCAATAGTTAAAATCAATCCATCTCATTGCTTTAACTTTTGTTTCTTTGTATTCTGTTCTACTTTCCCACTTTTGTTTATCAGTTATTGAAAGTGTTGAAAGTAAGTCACTATCTCCATTTCCTAAATGTTCGCCTGAGTTATAAAAAGTCATTTCACCTTTAACATCTGAAATTGCTATGTTATGTAATTTAACTTTTTTATTGTCTTTATATAAGTTTACAAGTTTGTTATAAGGTATTTCTGCAGGTTCAATTAATTCAGCACTCCAGCCTAACTCTATTAACTTTCTGCTATTAGATAAAGTTATTCCATCATTTGCACCTATGTCTAACAAATTACCTATTTTGTTTCCGAAATAGTTTAAGATTATTTCTTCTTCGTTGTTTTGACTATACATTATAATACTTTGGTGGATTGATTAATAAATGTTGGGGTAAGTAATAGTTATTTGCTCTTCGTTCTTTAAATACTCGATAATCATTATTCCATAACTCTTGACTTTCTGTTTTACGGTATTGTTCATCGTATTCACTTAATCCCCATGCCGGGTGCATATGTCTAAAAAGAATCTTATAGTCACCCATGTACTCATACTTTCCAAGCATCCATGCAACTTCTGTGGCTTCACAATCACTCCATAAAGACTTATAGTCAGGGTGATAAATATAATTGAATCGTTTGTAGTAATCAATACCCATTATGCTCATTGTCATAATATTAGAATGCTGATTGCCATCGGAATAGTGCAATACCTGGTCATAATTTCTTTTAAAGTCTTGTTTTATAATTCTATCAAATCCCTTTTCAATAAATACCATGTCATCGGATGTATTGATTAAAATCTTCCAATCATCAATCAAATCCATGTCTCTGTTAATCGCATCTATTTTGCTTTTTGAGTAGCCTTCAACCATAAATACATTAGGGTGTTCATGATCGAAATCCTTCATACTTTCATCATCCTTATCAATAGATACTATTATTTTAAAGTTTTGTGAATTGCAATTCATAATGATGTTATCAATTGCTTTTCGTGCTTTCTCAGGTCTTGAACGTGTTGCTAACTTAAAAAGTATCATTGCTCAAAGTTATAAAATATTTTTTTGCTTTGTAATTCGTTTATAAAAACTTTTCGATTTTCATTAATTAATTTTTGTTTTTTATACTCAGGTATACTTGACTTATGATCTATTCCTGCATAATCCTTTGAAAAAATATATTTATCCGTTCCTGTAAGTTGTTGGTAAGGTGCTGAGGTTAATCCTGCTTTATAAATTCGATTAGAGTAACCTGCATGTTCAAATCCATACTGCCCATACTCAGAATTAAAATAACCTACTTTATTTAATACTTCTTTTGTTAGGTACATAAATACTCCACCACATTCATTAAAAGTCTCTAAATCATTTATTTTGCTTTTTATACGATGGTATGGTTGAAGATATAATAAATGGTTATAACCTGAGTTAATAAAAAAGTCAGTCCATCCTGTTTTAATTGGATAGCAGTCATCATCAAATAAAAAGATATGTTCGCAATCTTTTAAAGTAATTAGGTTTTGATTCTTTGAGTATGCCACCCCTTTATAATTAACATCTTCATGAATGTGTAAATGGTAACTTTCAGGTTTTGTTTTTTCAAAAAACTCTAACCATCTATCTGTATATTCGTAACGGTTAGGTGTTGTTGTTACGCCAATACCGATCTTAATATTTGCTTTCTCGTTTCTGTCCATTCGTTTATATTATAATGTTTTTTGATATATTTTTGTAAAGATTCTCCGTATTCCTTCCTCATTGATTCATCTTTAGTCAAGTTTCGGATTGACTTGAACCAACCGTTGATGTCATTGTTCTTTAAAAAGATTGCTGTTTCTTTAGGGAATACGTTATAAGGTAGTACATCAGAAACAATTGCAGGATTTCCATGTAAACCTGCTTCTAGTAACTTAATTTCACTTTTGCACTCAGTAAAAGAATTTGATTGAAGAGGGATTAAACTAACATCAGTTTGATTATATGCCTTACCGTAGTCATGTACAGGTAGACTGTAAACTCTTTGGTATTTTTCACTTACCTTACCTCCACTCATTATCTTTTCATAATAGTGATAATCAGCATTTTCATTGTAGCCACCTAAAACAAATTGAGCATTTATATCATGCCTTAATACTTTACGGATAGGTAGTTCTAAGATTGAAATATCTTCTTTATGGAAAATTCCTGCAATATAACCGAATCTAATATATTCACTTTTAGTTTTGTTAGGTTTCCATTGTTCATCCTCATGATCTAAGCAGTTAGGGATAACCTCAACATTCTTATTATACTTTTTTACTTTACTTGCTAGGTGTTTAGTTGTTGTTATTACTAAGTCTACATTTTTAAGTATTTCAACTGTTTGATCAGGGATATTATGAATATCGTAAAGTCTACTTAGATAATGGCTTTTTGGTAAAGTCCAAATATCATCAATGTCAAAAATAACTTTTAAACCTAGTGAGTGATACTTTTTAATTATTTCTAGTGATTTGCCTGTTGTATCAATTTCCCTTTGATAAACTACTGCAGAATAGTCTTTTAACTGTTCATCTGTTGCTACTTCTAAGTTTGGGAAAACATCGCATTGAAATTCTACCATGTCAGATACTTTTGCGAAAGGTACAATTAAACGGTGAAAGGATAAACCGTTAAGGTTCCCCATGTTCGCTTTGATGAGAATT